TAAAAGCTGTCACAAAGCAGTTAATCATTCATAATAGAGTATACTTCAAGATATGTTATGGTCAAGGTAAAAAGATTAGTAGAATAGAGAATGTATCACCTGAGAAAGTAAGAGTAAGTGCAGATAAAAAAATGTACTTTATTTGTGATGATTGGAGCAGAAGGATAGGCATACAAGAGATTAAGCCATACCACATAGCTAACTCAGACTATGAGCAACTTTACTGCTATGAGATCAAGTCTATAGGCCAGGACCACTATTCTCTACCCCAGTACACTTCCTGTCTAAATTTTGCATTTTTGAGTGGAGAACTTTCGTACTTTGCTAAGTCTAATATCCAAAACTCAGTATTTCCATCCTTTGCTATGATGTTTCCCAAGCGACCACAGTCTGAGGAGGAGAAGCATATGATTAAAGAGACTATAGATAGAATGAAAGGGGCAGCCAACGCAGGTAAAGCTGTAGCGTTCTTTGCTAATTCTGCTGAGCAGTTACCTAAAATAGAAGCAATGCCAACTAATGGCAATGATAGTTTATTCCAGGAGGCTTCACAGCTTAACACTGAGCAGATATGCTTTGCTCACACTATAGATCCTATTCTAATGGGAGTACGTACTACCGGTAGCTTAGGTGGTGGTGCAGATATTAAGCAGGCTTATGTGATATTTGAGAAAAACGTAGTAATGGAACTTAGGAACTGTGTTGAGCATATTTTCAACGAGTTACTAACAATTTCTAAGATACCTGCAGATTTCACTATTAATAACTTTCAGGTAATAGATGAGAGCATAGTAGAACTTGAAGGTGATGCTTCAAGAATTAACAACCTAATCAGTGCTATGCACCCTACTGTTGCTCAAAAGATATTAGATAATATGACACCTGATGAAATAAGAGCTCTAGCTGATTTACCCCCACTTACTAAAACAACTGTATAATGCTATATTTCATAACTGAAACTTATCTTAAAGTTAATACACCTATCACTGCAAATGTGGATGTTACTGATGTAACACCATACATAGCTACTCAGGCAGCTCTTAGAGTACAGCCTATTTTAGGCACTACTTTCTATAACTATATGCTAAATGCATATAACACTCAGACACTTAACCCTGATGAGGTAGATTTAGTTGAGTTTATTCAACCTGTAATAGCTTGGAGATCTGCTGAAGATGCTGTTTTTGGATTAACCTACCAACTTAAAAACAAAGGTTTACAAACTCAATCAGGAGATTATTCTGCTAGTGTATCTAGAAATGAGGTAGCCTTCGGAATGGAGCACTATGCACAAAAGGCATCATTCTTTGAGCAGAGACTTATCAGATGGCTGTTAGTGAACAGGGCACTTTTCCCTCAGTTTATTTCTACCACTAACTTAGATACTGATTTACGGCCTATGTTTAACAACTGCAGCTGCATCACCCAATGGCAAAACACTTGCACGGGCTTATGTGGTAACTTTAGAGAGAATGGATACAATAACTCTATTCTTATTCTATAATGAAAATACAGTTAGCCATTCTATTATCTTCAATACAAAAATACATCATTCAACTTTTCGCAGTGGTAGGATCTTTCTTTTTGCCTATCTCAGGTATACTTTTTTTAATTGGCTTTGCTATTTTTGTTGATACGCTAACAGGTATATGGAAGTCTAAAAAACTAGGGATGCCCATTACATCTCGTAAGCTATCAGCTATAGTATCTAAATTGTTTTTATATGAGGTGGCTGTGATAGGTTTCTACCTGATAGATTACTATATCCTTAATGATATTATTTTAACATTTTTTAGTGTGCCTTTAATGCTAACTAAGATACTATCCCTAGTGCTTTGTAGTATAGAAGTTATATCAATCTCAGAAAATTACAAGGCTGTTAAAGGCATAGATATATGGTCAGCTTTTAAGAATTTACTACAGAGATCTAAAGAAATTAAAAACGATATAGATGGAGTTAGATATAACAAAAATAATTCAGAGCCGATTATCTAAGGATCAATTTGTAGATGAGCTTACTGACAAAAAACAAATCTATTTACACCATACAGCAGGTGGCCCTGATGCAGTAGCTGTAGCTAAATACTTTAACAAACAGGTAGGCAAGGTAGCAACTGCTTTTATCATTGGTAATAGAGGCACTATAGTGCAATGCTTCAGCTCTAAAAATTGGGCTTATCACCTGGGCTTAAAACAGGAAGTATTTGAAGAGGCAGGAGTATCATACAAGAGCTTAGATAGAATATCTATAGGTATAGAAATATGCAACTATGGCCCATTGACTAAAAGGAACGGATACTATTACAATTATGTAGGGGGTAAAGTAGACTATACTGAGGTAACTATTTTAGATACAAAGTACAAAGGTCATATCTATTGGCAAAAATATACAGATGCTCAAATTGAGAGCACTAGACAGCTTTTAGTCTACCTTTGTGATACATATAATATACCTAAAGATTACTTTAATAGCATATTTAATATTGATAAACGTGCTTTGCGTGGAGAAAGTGGTATATTTACGCACAATTCAGTAAGGAAGGATAAGAGTGATATCTATCCATGCCCTAGAATGATAACTATGTTAGAGAGCCTATGAGACACTTACTACCTATTCTGATACTAACCCTACTATTTAGCTGTTCAGACGCTAAGAAAGCACAATACCACTATAAGAAGGCACTTAAGTATGGCCTAGAGTTAGTACAGGATAGTGATACGATAAGAATAGTATCAGTGGATAGCTTTGCAGTGATACGAAATGATACGATTATATGGGAGAAGGTGATAACATCAAAAGATACTATCATCAGCTTTAAGAATGTTTATGTGCCTAAGACCAGGTGGCAAACTAAGATAGAGTACCGGTACAAAACACAAATCTTAAAGCAGGATGTACTTAAGTATAAATACATATACAAAACTGAAAAAAAGCAAAAAGCAAAAACTAATTGGATGCTCTTACTATGGGGCTTCATAATAGGAGTACTCCTGTCTTTCGTTACTAGACTTTTACTTAAATTATACTTATGATTAAACATTCTAAGAATGTGCATGAGCTTATCATTGATAAGCCCTTAGCACGTATTGCCATGCTATCAGATTTGCACTGGGATAACCCTCATGCTGATAGAGATATGATAAAGAGACACCTAGACTATTGTTTAGAAGAGGATATACCTGTAATGATTAATGGTGATATGTTCTGCTTAATGCAAGGTAGAGGAGATAACAGGCGTAACAAATCAGATATAAGGCCTGAGCACAATAATGCAAAGTACTTAGATAGTATAGTAGAGACAGCTGTAGATTGGTTCCTGCCCTATGCTCACATCATTAAATTGGTAGGATATGGTAACCATGAGACAGCTATAATCAAATTTCAAGAAACTGATATACTTCAAAGATTTGTAGACTTGCTAAACTATAAAGCAGGATCTAATATTCAAACAGGTGGTTATGGTGGATGGTTTATAATTAAACAACTTTCAGGATGGGGATCTTCATACTCAACTAAGGTAAAATACTTCCATGGATCAGGTGGTGGTGGTATAGTTACAAAAGGTGCTATCAATTTAACCAGGGCATTAGAAACCTATGAAAACTTTGATGTGTTCACAATGGGCCACATACATGAGAACAGCTGCAGAAATGATGTAAGAGATACAATAGATCATCATAGTGTAGGAGGATATGTACTTAAGCAAAAACAATTACACTTAATGCTTACAGGTACTTATAAGGAAGAGTATGGAGATGGCTCCCAAGGGTGGCACGTAGAACGTGGAGCTCCCATTAAGCCATTAGGAGGTAGGATACTTACTATAAAATTATTGAGGGCCAGCACAGGGGAGAGATTAGTTAGTAAATATATTGATAGTCACAAATTTAATTTGTAAGTTTGCACTAGGTTCCATAATATGGAACTTTTAGCCCCTCTGCATCTTTGGTTAGTTTAGCAGGGGGGTTTTTTTTGTCACAAATTTTGTGTTCAAATTATTGAATTTTCTATACATGAGGGCTTATTATGTCCATTTCCTTATTTAGAATGATTATTTATAACGATAAAGTTGTATACAATTAATTGTTTGTTCGTATATTTGAAAATAATTATTTACTAACCAATAAAAACTAACCAATGACAACAGAACAAATGAAAGCTACTATTCTGCTTTACTCAATAGAGTTAAGGGATGAGTACAATGAAATGGTAGGAGCATTTGGGCACACTGATCCTGCAGCTCAAAGATTACAGACCAAGTATGCAACAATTTTAGTATTAATCGAAAAACTTGGACTAGATGAGAACTATTGATTTTATCCAGGGCTTAGCTGCCTTAACACTTTTTTTAGTAGGAATGTATTTATCCTGTGCACTATGAGTTACGAAATAGACTACTTGAAAAAAGGCTACATTAATGTATGGTGGGCCTCTGAAGATGGAGGTATTATTTATACAGCTGAGTACAAATGCTACTTTGTTGAGGAGGGTATCTATGAGGCACTGCTAGTAGACAGCTACCTAACTACCACTAAATATAAATTAACCTATCCTTTAACTAGCAGAGAGCTAGAAGAGACAACCCAACTTGTAGAAGCTTGGGGATATTTTAACCCTGAATGTATTTAAATATGGAAACTAACGAAAACCAATTTATACCTACCACTTTTAGCCTTAAGCGAAAGATGCAATGGTGGAGAGATAAGAGCTCAACAGATGATAAAGGTGGAAGCTTTAACCTGGAGCTGTACCTAGATTATCTATCAGAGCAGGAATTTAACGAAATAAAACAAGAGAAATGAGGACAGCAATACAGCAAGTATTCTCTGATTTAGAAGAGATGCACCCCAACTTATTCAATGTATACACTACAGAAGGTAAAGAATTTATTAACCACTTTCATAAGTATCTAGCAATAGAGCATAAGCAGATTACTAAGGCTTTTAAAGAAGGTGAAAAGTATGAATATCATTATCTTAAAAATGCATCACCTAAAATTAATTCATATCAATACTACAACGAAACCTATAATCCTGAGACAAATGAAACGCTATAAAGTAACCTATAACTATTTTGATAGTGGTAAGAAGATGGTAGGCACCAGGATCTTAGAGGCACTAGATAGAAATCATGCAATAATGTTAATGGCTATGTGGCCTAAACTAATACTAAAGGTAGAAACGTTATGAAAAAATATAGAGTATGGCTAGAGGATAGCGTAGAGCCTGATGGTGGCTCATGGTGGAACTGTTACCTAG